CAACAGAGATATTAAAACTTAGAGTATATGATGCTCTAATAGAAACACCAGAACCATCAGGTAATTTTGTAATATTAAATATAACTGAAGAAGATGTAGAGATTGAAGGTGGTTATCCTTTACCAAGACAAAGACTTGCAGAGATAAATTTACAATTATTATCTAAGGGTGCTATAGGGGTTGGTTGGGCAATATCATTTCCACAAGCTGATAGATTTGGTGGTGATGAAGATTTTGCTAGATCATTAGGTTATGCACCTTCAGTAATAGCCATGTTTGAAGATGGTAAAGGTAATTATCCCAAGCCTGCAGGAACAGTGGTGAAAGGTAAATATAATGGTGGTATAGTAAGTTTGGGAGTTAAGGAAAACCTGAACACTCTTACAGATAATACATTGCAGGGTCTAGCCATTGCTCCCACAGAAGTAGATCAACTTGTAAGAAGAATACCTCTTTTAGTTAAAACTCCAGAAAATCAATGGATTCCTAGTTTTGGTACACAAATATATAAATCAATATTTGATGTTAAAACATACATTATAAAGACTAATGATAATGGTATAGAGGAAATATCAATACGAGGAATACCACCAGTTAAAACAGATACTTTAGGTCGTAAGTGGATAAGTTGGGTAGATACGCCACAAACAGACCTACAAGAAATGGAAGTTAATGGTAAGTTTGTTATTGTTGGTGTTACTGCATCTGGTGTTATGCCGCAGATAGCAACACCTGTGGGTTTATTAGAGCCACATAAAATACAAGCTGCATTAGCAGAATCTATTTTAATACAAGATAGTCCTTATATTCCTGACTGGCATTTAGCTGTTGAATTATTAATTCTAGTGATAACAGTAACTTTTGTTTGGTTTTTAATAAATATTTTTGGAATAACTCTAGGAATAACATTTACCAGTATATTATTTTTATTAACAATATTTTCTGGATACTATTTAATACAGCGTGGAATACTTATAGATGTTAGTTGGACTTTAATATCTCAATTTATAACTGCTTCTATAGGTTTTTATTTACGATTTAGAGAACAATACAAACTAAGACAGCAAATTAAAAAACAATTTGAACACTACCTTGATCCAAGACAAGTTAAAAAACTACAAGATGATCCAAGTTCTTTAGTATTAGGTGGAGAACGTAGATATTGCACGTTTTTATTTACAGATGTAAGAGGATTTACTTCTATGTCTGAAAAATTAGAACCTGAAGAAGTAACAAATATAATGAATAAAGCTTTAACAATACAAGCAGATGCAGTTAAAAAGTATGGTGGTATGGTAGATAAATATATTGGTGATGCAATGATGGCAATATTTAATGCTCCAATAGATTTAGAAGAACATGAAACTGTTGCTGTTAATTGTGCTAAAGAAATACAAGATAATATAAAACAAGCAAATTTAGGTGTTGAAATTGGCATAGGTGTTAATACTGGATATGCTGTTGTAGGCAATATGGGAAGCGAAACAAGGTTTGATTATACAGCTATAGGTGATGCTGTTAATCTTGCAGCTAGATTAGAAAGCTCTACTAAAGAAGTCGGAGAAGATATAGTCATAGGTTATTCTACAAAGAAAGAATGTAAACATAAGTTAAAGTTATTAAAACCAATATCTGTTAAAGGTAAACAAAAAAAGGTAACAATATATACATGGAATTAAAACTAAAATTATTATTAGATTGGATTTTAAGTTTATTTAGAACTAGATATAAAGTTACTGTTTCTTTTAATAAAGAATATGGTGATGCAGATGATAGAAATTATGTTGCTAAAAAAATAATTATACAAAAAGAAAAACATCTTAAATTTAGAGATGAAGAAGATAAAATAGTAGAATATAGAAGTGCAGCAGGTTTAAATTATATTATAGAGGATATGTAGTGCAACAAATATTAATAGGAATAATATTAATTTTAGGTTTAAGTAGTTATTGGTTATATCAAGAAAATAATACTTTAAAAGCAAATAATATTGCTTTAGAAGGAGCAATAGCTACACAAGAAGAAGCAATAGAAACTTTACAAAATGATTTTGCTTTACAAACTACACAACTGCAAGATATGACTAAGAAAAGTCAAGAAGCACAACGAGAGCTTAATAGATATACTCAATTTATACAGAATTATCAATTAACAGCAAAAATATTAACTGATCCTACAGAAATGCAAAGGAAGATAAATAATGGTACAAAACACATTATGGAAGATATTGAGAAAATCAGCGTTACAGTTGACGATCTTGATGATGGTTTGCAGTTGCAGCCTAATTCCAACTAAACAAATAGAAGTTACTGCAAAACCTATGGACAGGACTATTATTCAGCCTGTTATGCCAAGAGAAATTGATTTGAAAGAGGTAAGATGGTTAACAATAACACCAGAAAACTTTGAAGAACAGTTTAAAGTTATAGAAAATCAAGAAGGAGAATTAGTATTTTTAGCTATGACTGTCCCTGATTACGAAGTCATGGCATATAATATGCAAGAAATTAAAAGATACATAATAGAATTAAAAGATGTTGTGGTGTATTACAGAGAAGTTACCACAAAACAAGAGGAGAACTAATATGAATATTTCACAAGAAGGTTTATCTTTAATTAAAAAATTTGAAGGTTGTGAGTTAGAAGCTTACAAATGTGCAGCAGGTGTTTGGACTATAGGCTATGGTTCAACAAAAAATGTTAAAAAAAGAGATAAAATAACACAAGAAGAAGCTGATAATTTATTATTACATGAAATGAATGAATACGAAGGATATGTAAATGATATGGTGGAAGTAAATTTAGAACAAAATCAATTTGATTCTTTAGTTTCTTGGGTCTTTAATCTTGGTCCATCTAATTTAAAAAATTCTACTCTTTTAAAAGTTTTAAATGCTAAAGATTATCAAGGTGTTCCAGCACAGATTAGAAGATGGAACAAAGCTAATGGTAAAGTTTTAGAAGGTTTAGAACGAAGAAGATTAGCAGAATCTTTACTATTTGAAGGTAAAGAATGGCATGAGGTTTAAATATGCCATTAAGAAAGTATGTATTTAGACCAGGAATAAATAAAGAAGGCACTAATTATAGCAATGAAGGTGGCTGGTTTGATGCAGATAAAGTTAGATTTCGTAAAGGTAGACCTGAAAGAATAGGTGGTTGGCAAAAACAAAGCACTGATAGTTTTATTGGCACATCAAGAAAAATTTATTCTTATAAAGCTGCTAGTGGTACAAATTATATAACTCTAGGTACTCATCAAAAATTTTATGTATTAGAGGGTAATCAATATGCTGATGTAACTCCTATTAGAAGCACAACATCTGCAGGAGATATAACATTTGCAGCAACAAATGGAAGTTCAACTATTACAGCAACTGATACTTCTCATGGTGCAGTGCAAGGAGATTTTGTTACATTTAGTGGTGCAGCAACTTTAGGTGGCAATATTACTGCTACAGTTTTAAATCAAGAATATCAAATAGATACTGTTCCAAATGATAACACATTTACTTTTACAGCTACTGCAACAGCTAATTCAAGTGATACTGGTAATGGTGGCAGTTCTATAGTTGGTGTATATCAAATTAATTCTGGGTTAGATTCATATGTTACATCTACAGGATGGGGAGCAGGAACATGGAGTGCTGGGACTTGGGGTTCTACGACATCTTTATCTTTTACTAATCAACTTAGATTGTGGTCAATAGATAATTTTGGTGATGATACAGTTTTAAATCCAAGAGCTGGTGGTCTTTTTTATTGGGATGAATCATCAGGAACTAACACTAGAGCAGTAAATGTAACAACAAAAGCTGGAGCTAGTGATGTACCTACAATAGCTTTACAAACAATGGTTTCTGATGTAGATCGTCATGTTATTACTTTTGGCTGTAATCCTATAGGGTCATCAACTTTAGACCCTTTATTAGTAAGATTTTCAGATACAGAAAGTATTACTGATTGGACACCAACTGCAACTAATCAAGCTGGTGGAGTACAACTATCTATGGGTTCTACAATTATAGGAGCTTTACAAACAAGGCAAGAAATACTTATTTGGACAGATGCAGGTATTATCTCTATGAGGTTTGTGGGAGCACCATTTGTTTTTTCTTTTAATGAAGTTGCACAAGGTCCTTCTTTAATATCTCCAAATGCAGCAGTTAGTGCAAATAATAGTGTTTATTTTATGGATAATGGTGGATTTTATGTCTACTCAGGTTCTGCACAAAGATTGCCATGCACAGTTTTAGATTATGTTTTAAGTGATCTTAATCAAGGACAAGCATTTAAGATATTTGGTGCTGTAAATGATAGTGCTAATGAGATTATGTGGTTTTATCCTTCAAAAGATAGCTCAGAAGTAGATAGATATGTTTTATATAATTATTTAGAACAAGTATGGTCTATAGGAACTACTGCAGATAATTTTGTAAGAACAGCTTGGGATCAAGCATTAATATTAACTAATCCTATAGCTGCAAGTAAAAATAGTAGCACAGATAATAATAACTATATTTTTAGACATGAAATAGGTCATGGTGATGATGGTGATGATTTTACTGCATTTATAGAATCAAGTGATTTTGATTTAGACCCAGATGGAGAAAATTTTATATCTGTAAATAAAATAATACCCGATATACAATTTAGAGATCAGCAATCTACATCTGATAATGTCGATATAATAATTAAAGGTAGAGATTATCCATTAGAAAGTTTATCAACATTGTCTACTGTTTCAGTTACTCCAGCTTCAACATTTACTAATACTAGAGCTAGAAGTAGACAATGTGCAATAAGAGTATCTAATTCATCAAATGATTATGGTTGGCGATTAGGTGATGTAAGATTAGATATAAGACCAGATGGTAAAAGATAATGGCAAATCCTAAAAATATAGTATTACCAATACCTAGACAAGAATATGATGCTACAGAAGAAACAGTATCAAGAAGAATTACAGAACAAGCTATACAAGATTTAGCTATTCAAGTTAGTAAATTAAGTAAATTACAAGATGTTGTATCAAGTAAAGCTGTAAAGAGACAACAATTTTTATTAATGGGAATGAAACATGGCTGATAATTTAAAAGTTTTAGGTCAAGTAGACCCAGCAGCAACTACAACTACTACGCTTTACACCTGTCCTGATATGACACAAACAACAGTAAGTTCAATAGTTGCAGCAAATAGAACAGGATCAGCAATAACATTTAGATTGAGTGTTCATGTTGCTGGTGCAACTGCTGATGATAAGCAGTTTCTTTTTTATGATAAATCAGTAGCAGCAAATGATTCTTTTGCTATTGTTTTAGGCATAACCTTAAATCAAACAGACGTAGTAAAAGTTTATACAAGTGCAGTTAACATGAGTTTTAATATGTTTGGCTGTGAAACCAAAGAGGAAGATAGATAGATGGATATAAAACAACAAACTAAGAATGTAGCAGCACAAGGTCGTTTTGGCGATTCTATGTTACTTCATGTTAATCCTGCAGAAGTTAAAGGATTAGCATCTGCTATGCCATTAACAGTAAATCCAGAAACAGGACAACCTGAAGCTTTCTTACCTTTCTTAGCACCTATGCTAGGAAGTTTATTAGCACCAACTTTATTAGCTGGAACAGGTTTATCAGCAGGAGCTATGGCAGGTATAGGAGCAGGTTTAGCTACATATGCACAAACAGGTGGCTCTGGAAGTAAAGCATTACTATCAGGTCTTACAGCAGGTATGGGTACAAAAGCTTTAGGCACACAAGCACAAGCTGTTGACCCAAGTATTGTAGCAAGAGATACAGGAGCAATGGATTCTTTAAAAACAATATTTACACAACCTGAAGTTTTAGCATCAGAAGGTGTTAAAGCAGCAAATCCATTAGATTTAGGAGTTAAAACATTAGGAAGTGCAGCAATGAGTCCTAGTGGAATGGTAGCAGGAGCAAGTCTTGGTGCACAAGGCGTTATACAATCACAAGAAGAGTTTGAAAGGCAAATGGCTCAAATGGGATTAGATGAAGAAGAACGCAAAAGAAGAATGTATGAAATGTACCCTGAACAAATACCTATGGCTAGTGGTGGTAAAACAGGTTATCTAAGAGGTCGTAATGTTAATTTTAATGGCAATGATGATTACTATAGTTATGATGATGGAAATGTTGGTGTAGGTAATAATCCTTTTCCTCTAACAGGTGGATATAATCTACCTGCTCGTAGGGCACCAAGACCTATTCCTAGAGGTTTTATGCCAGGTTTTCAACCTGAGCTTTCTTATTTTGAATCAATAAATCCAACTGCAACTGATTTAGGTTTTGGTCAAACCCAAGGTTTTAATTCTTTTGCACCACCTAGAAGGGGTGGATTTGGTGGTTTGTTTGGACAAAGAAGGAGATCAATGGGAGGTGGAGATATGATGTATCCAGGTGGTAGTCCTACTTTTGATGAAAGAGGATTTGGATTTGGTAGACTACCTAGGTTTGCAGGATATGGTAATCCATTTATGCAATCTTCAGCATATCAAGGATTTTATGGTGTGCCACAAATGCAACAAATGTTAAATCCATATGCTAGATTTGTACAACAGCCTATGCCATTTCCAGGTTTTTATGGTAGACCAACACCACCACCATCAATAGGTGGACCAGGACCAGGACCAGGAGGTGGAGGAGGTTCAAGACCTGATCCAGAACCAACTCCTGATCCAGTACCAGACCCAATAACACCACCACCAAATGTTGGTGGACCAGTACCATCTCCAAAAGGTGGAGCTTTTAATCCTACTCCAGTTGATCCTGGTGATAATTTTGTAAATCCTGTTGTTGGTGGTGAACCATCATTTGATCCAATAGATGTGACAGGACCAGTACCACCACCACCACCGATACCAGAATTAAACGACTTTGGCTTTGGTCCAGGTATAAGACCAACAGAAATTATTGGACCAGATGGACAATTTGTTGGTTCAGGAGGCATAACACCACCACCACCAAGTATGACAATACCCATTGAAGGTGGAGCAGATGTAACTATACCTGTAGAAATGCCTGTAACTAAACCAGCACCTCCAATGTCAATAGGTGGACCAGGTGGTGGTTTTAATGATAATAGAGTATTTGCAGGTGGCAGTCCTACATTTAATGAAAGAGGACCTGTATTTACGCCACCTACACCAGCAGCACCAGCTAATACACCAATGCAATCATTTGGTATTAGACCTATGACTAATACTCCTATGTTTAATGCACCTATGTTTGCAGAAGGTGGAGATACCGATAAAGAATTACCTAATGAAGGATTAAAAGCTTTAGCTAAAACAGAAAAAGGTAGAGAAGCTGTAAAAGCAATGGGTTATAAAGAAGGTGGTCCTACAAATGCTGAAATGTACATGGATGCTTTTGATAGATTATCTAGAAAACAAAGAAAAAAAGTTTATCAAACGATTATGTCTGAAAGAACAGATGCTTTACAAAATTTATATGGAGATAAAAAAGGAAAGATTGTAGGTGGTGCATTAAATATTGCTGATAGAACTATTAGTCCAATTGCAGGTTTAAGAGGTTTAAATTTAAGTGATGCTGAAAGAAAAAGATTTGTTGAATTAGCTACGCCTATTATGAATGAATCTAAAAGTAAATTTCAAGAGGGTCGTTCAACAGATATGATGCAAGACCCTATAGTACAAGAAACTATACAGTTTATTTTAGGAGAAACTGATAATAGTGATGTTGTAAATGAGTTTATTGTTAAGTATGGACAAGAACAATTTATGATATTGCGAGATCAAATACTAAGACAAGCTGCAGGCAATTTAGATGTACAAACTGAAGGGTTAATTAGAGGCAATGGCAATAGTGGCATGGCTGATGACTTACCTATGTCAATAGGAGCAGATACAACTGCTGCTGCTGTATCACAAGATGAGTATATTATTCCTGCAGATGTTGTATCTATGTTAGGAGATGGTAGTTCTGATGCTGGTTCTAAACAATTAGATGCTATGTTAGATAGAGTTAGAACAGAAAAAACAGGTACAACTAAACAAGCAGGTCGTATAAATCCAAATAAGGTATTACCAAGATGAATGAAGTAGCAGAAAAAATAGAAGCAAAAGAAGAATTTGATATATCATTAATGCCAAGTGATAGAATTACTTTAGTATGGGAGGATTGTGAAAAATTTTTACAAAAATCTTGTAATCGTTCTAATGGTAGAGCAACTACTAAAGATATATTTTATGATTGCATAAGAAATATTTGTTCTTTATGGATTATATTTGATACAGAAACTTTACAAATTACAGGTTGTGCTATTACTAAAATAAGTCAATATCCTACTGGCAAAAGAATGTTAAATATTGATCATGTAGCTGGTAAGAAAATGAATGAATGGGCAGATAGAGGTTTAGAAGTTATATATAAATGGGCAAAAGCTAATGACTGTAATGGCGTAGAAGGCGTTGGCAGAGAAGGTTTTTGGAATTGGATTAAATCAAAAGATAATTGGCAAAAAACATCAATATTTTTTGAATATGAATTTGAGGACAGTAAATAATGGGTGGAAGAAGTAGTGGTTCATCATCATCACAACCAACAGAAACAAGGGTAACTCAGACTGATTTACCAGAATACGTACAACCTTATTTTGAGAGATTACTCAAAAGAGGTGAGGCTGAATCTAATCAGCCATATACACCTTATGGTGGCGAAAGAATAGCTTATTTTTCACCTGATGAATTATCTTCACAGGCTATGACTAGAGGTTATGCTCAATCAGGTACACCTTTAGAGTTTCAACTAGCATCTCAAAGAGCTGCTATGCTAGGTGGACCATATGGTTCTGGATATGATGCAGGATTTTTAGGTAACACTTATGATGCACAAGGATATGGTTCTGGTTATCAAGCAGGATTAGTAGATTCTGGTTATCAAGCTAGGGACCTTGGATTAGGTTTTGGAGCAAGAGGATTACAATCTGGTTATCAAGCAAGAGATGCTTTTTCTACTTATGATCCTTTAGCTAGAGATTCACAATATAGAGCTGGTCAATTAGATCAAGATTATGTGCCTTTAAGTTACGAAGAAAACTTAGAAAGATTTATGTCTCCATATCAACAAAATGTTGTAGACATACAAAAAAGAGAAGCTCTAAGACAATCAGAAATGTTAGGTGATAAAACTGCAGATGCAGCTACTAGATCAGGTGGTTTAGGTGGTTATCGTGAAGCTATAATGCAGGCAGAAAGAGAAAGGAATCTTGGACAACAATTAGATGATATACAAGCAAAAGGAAGTCAAGCTGCTTTCCAATCAGCACAACAACAACTTGAAAGAGAAAGAGCTGCTGGATTAGGTGCAGCACAGTTTGGATTACAAAAATTTGGTATTGAAGAAAGAGGTAGACAAACAGAAGAACAGCTTGATCAAAGAGCTTTTGATGCAGGTGAGAGAGCTAGACAAGAAGCAGCAAGACTTGGATTAACTGCAGCTCAACAAAACGAAGCTGCTCAACAAGCACAAGAAAAATTTGCACAGTCTGCATTTGCACAAACAGAACAATCAAGACAATCACAAGAGAAGTTTAGACAATCTGCATATCAGGCTGGTGAATCAGCAAGACAACAAGCAGCTAAACTTGGTCTTACAGCAGCACAGCAAAATGAAGCAGCTAGACAAGCACAAGAAAAATATATGCAAAGTGCATATGCTGCAACAGAAAAATCTTTTCAAGAACAAGGTAGACAAGACATTGAAGCATTTAAAGCTCAGGAATCAGCTAGACAAGCTCAGGAGCGTTTTGATCAACAAGCTTATGACATGTCGCAACGATATGGTCTTTCATCTATAGACGCTCTTAGAGGTACTGGTAGAGATATACAAGATGATGTAAGACAAAGAATTGCAGCATTACAAGGTATTGGCTCACAACAAAGAGGTATGCAACAAGCTTCTTTAGATATGGGTTATCAAGACTTTTTAAGGCAACAAGGATTTACCAGAGATCAATTAGGTTTCTTAGGTGGATTACTAAGAGGTGTGCCCGTTCAACCACAGCAACAAATAAGCACTTATCAACAACAACCAGGATTATTTCAGTCAGCTTTAGGTATGGGACTGCAGGGACTTGGACTTTATAAGGGATTATCATAATGGCAAATTTAGTACAACTATCAAATGATTTAGAGTTTGTTCCAAAAGAACAATTAATACAGATGTCGCAAGACCCTAACTCTCAATATCCTTCTTATTTAGTATTGTCTGAAATACAAAGACGAACACAAATGGAAAAAATGTATGATGCACAAAAACCCAAACCACAAACATCTGTGGCTGAGGAGTTAGTAGCAGAATTTGCAGGAAGTCCATCTGGTTTAGGAGCTATGGCTCAGTCACCTGATTTACAACAAGCTTTCCCATCGGGTGATATGGGTAACATGGCTCCGCCTTCTCCTATGCAGATGATGGCTGCTGGTGGTAGAACTGGTTCTGAACAAATTGAAAAAGAGCTTAATAGAGCTTTGTTAGAAAAAAGAATAGCAAATATGTCTTATCGAGAAAAAGAAAATTATGCAGATAAAGTTAAATTTCAAAAAAAAGCTAAAAATGCAAATCCTTTTAGAAGATTATTTGAAATGCAAGGATTTAATGAAGATGGTGTTTATTTAGGAAATCTTCCAAGTCAAGGGTCGGGTTTATCTGATATTTATAGTAGAGCATCAAGTGGAGACATAATTTATGGTAGTCAAGAAAAATATTTAAAACAGTTAAATGATAAAATTAAAAATTTAAGAAATGAACTTAAAATAAGTAAAATGGGAATGGCTAGTGGTGGTAGAACTGGTTATATGGCAGGGGGTGCTTTGCCATATCCAAAACCAAAAACTAAGTTCCAAGCTGCTGGTGAATATTTATTTGATAAAGCTAGTGATGTTGGTCAATGGGCAAAAAATAATCCTGTTGATGCTGCATTTTTAGGTTTAACTTTTGTACCTGGAGTTGGTTGGGCATTAAGAGGTGGCAAAATGGCTGTAGATGCTGTAAATAAAGCAGTAAAAGGTAAAAATGTAATAAAAAGTATGTACACTAAAGCTAAACCTTTAGATGTAAAAGTTACACCTACGCCAAAAATATTAGGTGGTAAAGGTTTGAGTGCTGCTGATGATTTAGGATATGGTTCAGGCTCATCTTCATTTGGCAAAATAACAGGTGATAGAGTTTTTTCACCTAAAAGATATACAGGTAGTCTTGCTGGTGGTTATGGAACGTATAAAGGTGTTGAATATGGTATGAGTCCTGCTGCAAATCAAGATATAGCTACTATACCAATAGGTATGGGAGAAAATAAACTTAATTTTAATTTAAACCCATCAAAATCTGGTATTGCTGGATTTAGAGGACCTGTAGAAACAAATGAAGAAGATGCTCTGTCTAAAGTAGAAGAAGATTCAGATAAAGGATTAGGTCAAAGATTTAAAGACTTTGCAACATCGCCTGATAATGCAGATATGTTAATAGGTCTTGGTGGTGCTATAGGTTCTGCTAGAAATTTGGGAGAATTAAGTAGTGGTATATCTGATGCGTATAGAGGAGTTATATCAGATAGAGCTGCTGTAAAGCAAGCAGGTTTACAAGGTAGATTATTAGAAGCACAGATTGCTAAATATGAAGCTGATGTAGCTAATATGGGTGTTAATCAAATTATTGCTGAAATGAACGCTATTAATAAAGGTGTAGAATCAGGTGCTATACAAATTAATGATGAAATACAAGCATACATGACTACTTTAAGAGAAAGATTAGATGAATTAAGAAGTAAAACAGGAACAGGTTTTGCTGCTTCTGAAGCACCAACAGGCGGAGATATGGGCATACTTGAAAAAACTAAAATACCTGCATAATAAATTATGGCAATATATAAAGCACCAGATGGAAGTAAATATAATATTCCATCAGACCCAAATGAAAGAGCTCAATTTGTTGCTGCTGTTAAAGAAAAATATGGTGAAGATTTAGATAAAACATCAGCTTTAGGACAAGCAGTAGAATTTGGTAAAGCGATACCTAGAGGTATTGCTAGTTTAGCTTTAGATGTGCCTACAGGTATTGTTGGTTTATTTGATATTGGCAACGATAGTAACTTATATAAAGGTCTTGAAGGTTTACAAGATAGATTAAGACAAGATTCTGTATTAGCAGCAGACCCACGATATGCTGACAAATTTTCTACAAAACTAGGAGAAGGCGTAGGATCGTTTGTTCCTTTCTTAGGTGCAGGTATGGTAGGTAGAGCTCTAGCAAAGGCACCAGGAGCAGCTAAAGGCTTCTTATCACCAACATTTACAGCACCAACAGCTTTAGCAATACCAACAGGTATAGCAGCACAAGGCGATAGACTGCAGATGGCTAGAGAAATGGGTGAAGATGTAAGTGGTCTTACTGAGACTACTGCTGAATTATTTGGTGGTCTTATAGGTATAAGTGAAGTATTACCTGTAGCAAGTATATTAGGCAAAGTTTCTAAATCTGCTCCTAAAAATACAAAAGAAAGATTAGTATCTGCTTTACAATCTGGTGCATTTGAGGGTGGACAAGAGGTAGCTGCAAGTATATTACAAGATTTAACAGCTAGAGGTCTTTATAGTGAAGATTTACCTATGGCTGATAGTATGTTTGAAGAATTTACTATTGGTGGCATTATTGGTGGTGCTGCTGATCTAGTTGTTACTAGCATGGCTGGTAAACAATCTGCAAGAAGACAACGATTAGAAGAAGATAATTTAAGGTCCCAAGAAACTAAAGAAAAATTAATACTTCAGAAGAAACAAGAACAAGCTGTTAATCAAGGTGTGCTTGAAGAAATGCAAGACATACCATCTGTTACAGTTCCACAATTAATACCAGAAGAAGAACTAGGACCAGAACCATCTGTAGAAGTTATAGTTACACCACAAGAACAATTTGCTGTTGTTGATATTAGTAATCCTGAAGCTCCAGTAGAAATTGATATAAAAGAAAAAGAAATAGATGCTATTAAAGCTAGAGATAAAATAATAAAAGATTATGATTTTAAAAAGTTAAAATCAAAATTAGATGATGATACTTATAACTTAGGATTAATTAATAGTAAATCTGCTTATGATTTAGGACAAAGTTTAGAAGATAATAGAGCTAGTGGTGTATCTATTCAAGACTTAATTGATAGTGTGCCTAAAGATTCTAAACAAGAGGTAACTCTTAGAGGTTTAGTAAATAGTTTTGTTGCACAAAATCCAGGCAAGACTTCTCGTAGTTATCCTAGATTATCTATGGCAGAAGCTAAACAATTATTAACTGCAAAACAATTTAATGAATTTACATCTGCAGTTGCACAAGGAGCATTTACACATTCTGAAAATAATGGCAAACCTTCTATTATTGCAGATAAAGATACAATAAATACATCAGCTAAATATGTAAAAGAAATAGCTGCATCTAAAAATATAGATTTAAACTTTCAATCACCTGCTGTTCAATATGCAGCAGAAAAATACACAGGCACTCCTGAATTCAGTAAGATGAAGAAAGGTCAAAAAGAATTATTTTTGGCTAGAATTCATGCACTCTCTCCGTTCAATTCAAGAACAACTTTCCCAGACTTTAGACCAAGAAACTATACTGCACAAGAAATGGCAGATTTTGTTGCTAATGCAAAAAGCAACAATATTATTTTTGATAAAAATACTTTATTAAAAGTTGGACCAGATTCTATTAGAAAAAATGAGGTTGCTACAAAACAATTTATAGATGATTTAATTTATAGTGGCAGAGCTGAAAAAGTAGAAGGCACTAATAACTAT